GCACCAGCCCCGGGACCGCTGTCCACGGGGGGCTCTAGCTCTGGGGGGCGGGGCTTCAGCGGGCATCGCGTCAACAACGTTGACGAAGTATTACCGATGCCCGCCTCACTTTATAGTCGTGGCCGTGAGACGCTAGTACTAGCTGGGTCTCGCGGGCTCAAAAAAAAATCGCGCAAAAAAAAATCGCGCAAAAAAACCGGGGGTATAAAAGGCGCGGCGATCCAGAATAGGAAACCGCGCCCCCCTGCACCCCCGAACCAGCCACACGCGCCACAGTAAATGGCGCGCGCCCGAAATGGGAAACGCCGTTCCCGGAAGCGTCGCGGACGCAAAGCCTCCAACAAGAGTATCAGACGGGTGGTCAAGCGTGTTATCGCCCGCGCCACCGAGACCAAGATACTCCCCTGTCTTCAGGCGCTTACGCCTATGGGTGGAGCGCAAACGTACGTGTACGACCCGACGTTCCAGATCCTGCAAGGAGACGATTCCGGTCAGAGAGTCGGGAGGAAGATCCAGAACGTGTCCTTTTCCCTGTCCTTTCGATACACCCATCGCGGAGAGAACGTGGGCACCGTCAACGTGGCCGACGAATCCCAACTGCGGATGCTCGTACTGCGTTCGAGGGCAGTTAAGACTGCCGGAGTGGTAGCTAGGCACGCGTTTCAAATCGATCCTGTCCTCGCCCAACAGCCCGACATCTTTCGAGCGACAGGTGGAGGAGCTGCGTGCTTCTCTCATGTCGATAAGAATATGTGGACCGTCCTGTACGACAGGACCTGGAAGGCCATTCGTCACCTAGACACTGCGAATCAAGTGGCGAGGACTGTTCTCAAGAAGAACATTAGGATCCCCCTGCCCAAGACCTGCGTCTTCCGGGAAGATAATCTTAGTAATAGTTTTTTGACCGGGAGTGAGACGTATATAGTATTTGTGGCAGGGTGGAATGGGAGTGGGGCGACAGATAATGTCGGAGAGCTGCAGACCGAAGCGGAGCTTCGGTGGAAGGATCCTTAGTTAGTAGTTAGTTTTTAATAAACGTTCCCGTGAGAACATTCCCTCAGTCTTTCCGACAAGCGGTGTGATGGGATGTTATAGAGTTTGCAGCTCGCTGGCTGCGGCGAAGCCGCAGCGGCGGCCCTCAGGTAATTATTAAATCGGAGCAGGAGGTAATACACGACGGTTTTGTGCGAGTATTCTAATGTCCCAACGGTCCATGGATAATTGGTCGAGTTGTGGCATGAAATTGGACATTATGACTACGTGGGGGGGAGCGAAGAGACGGAATCCGCCTTCGTATTTGCCGGACTGGATGATGCCGTCCTTGATGGCTTCGATGGCTCCGTAGCTGACTTTCCCTTCAGAAGAACGTGGTAGATTGACGATCACCACCGTCGGTGTACGAGTCGATTTGCAGACTGAGTGGCTGATATCCCGAAAGTTCCCGCCCGAGAAGAAAAGGGCCGAGGGGAAAGTTGCTAGAACGAACTTGCAGAGTGCCGTCTTCCCGGAACCACCGAAGTCGTCGCAGTACCACGTAATCCGTCTCTCGTCGGGGGGGCCACGCAGTTCCCCCAACAGTTCGGCTTGCCATGCGAACATGTCTGCTTCTTCCAGAAGGTAGGTCGCTCTCTCGTCGGCTATCTCGAAGCCGCTCTGCCAGATCCTGCCACCAGGCTTTCGCTTCGCTACGTCGGAACAGTACGCGACCGAACTCTTGATGCATCTTGCGGGCTCGAGATGCAGGCGTAGGTTCCACTGCTTGAGGGTGGAGAGCGCTACCTGGTTCTTGTTATATACGAAGCCCTGGAGGTGTGGCGTTCCTTCGGCGCCCACCTCCTCCTGGAATACATATCTAAAAGGGGTTGCGTGAGGAACCCCGTCTCACTGAAACTGGGCTGAGACTGAGACGCTTACCCTTTGCATTCAGATAAGATTATGCATTCTTCCAATGCTTGGATCTCGGCTTCGGAGTAATTGTTTAAAGTGAAGCACCAGCCCCGGGACCGCTGTCCACGGGGGGCTCTAGCTCTGGGGGGCGGGGCTTCAGCGGGCATCGCGTCAACAACGTTGACGAAGTATTACCGATGCCCGCCTC